GAGATTTGATGGCGGCTGGTGGCGTGTCCATTCTTGACGTTGAACCACAAGAACGAGTTGCGATGCAGATTGCTGCTGAAGAAGACAGGGTTGCAACTCGGGCTGCTCCACGGCAAGCTACGAAACGTGCAGAGAAAGTTCTGCGTGGTGGGGCATTACGGCGACGGCGGATCGTCGACACCAAGGAACCCGAGGAGAAGTCATGATCGTTCAGACCGACACGCGACATTCGTCCGGTAGTATCGTTGGCACCGGAGTGCTGATCAATGTAACAAAGATTGGTTTCAAGCCGACTTCCGTGAAGCTCTTCAACATCACCGACGGGAGTTTTGCTTTCTGGACTGAGAGCATGGGTGCGGGGGCTGCACTCAAGCAGAAGGCGGGCGCGACGTCTGCGGTTGCCGCGGGTGGAGCTGGCGTCACCGCGCTTTCAAACGGGTTCAGTCTTGGGGCTGACGCTGATCTCAACGCCGCTAGTGACGTTATCTACTTCGAGTGCTGGGGCTGATCACCCGCCCGAAGTGAGGTCGTCCAATGGGGCGCGGTGTCGAACGGGAAAAGCTCCTTGAGCAAGCGCGTTTCGCCGACGCCGCTCGGCGCGAATACATCAAGCGCCAAATTCTTGAATTCGACCGCATCGATCTCCTAGCCACAGAAGTCCTTGGGCTTGCTTTTGCGAAGCACCATTTGAGGATGGTGCAGCATCAAGTTCGCAACTCTCGTTCCCTTATCCTCGCCGCTCGTGGTTTCGGGAAAACCACTGTTTGCACTGTTTTGCGCATCGTTCACATGCTGCTCAAGGACCCAAACAAGAGGGTTCTCATTGCGAGCAAGTCTGCGGGTAATGCGCAAGACATGCTTAACGAGATCAAGGCGAATTTGCTTGCCCCTCAACTGCAAGAAATGTTTGGGCCACAAGCCGGTTCACAATGGGGAGCTTCAAGCATTCTAGTTGCCGGAAGAACACGAACGGCCAAGGAGCCTTCTGTCGCTTGCGTCGGGCTTGAGAGCGCCGTACGTTTCAAAGCACTACGACGCGATCTTTTGCGATGATTTGGTTGATGAGGAAAACGCTCGCAGCGCGCATATGCGGCGGCGGACGACGACGTTCTACTTCAAGCACGTTCTTCCGACGCTTGAACCAAAAGGCGAACTGCACGTTCTCGGAACGCGTTACCACGGAGAGGATTTTTATGGCCATTTGATGGCTGAGGTTCTTGAGCCAAGTCAGGTTCTTCGCGTGCCCGCGATGACCGGATCTGATGAAGTCGGTTGGAAGAGTGTGTGGCCTGAGAGGTGGCCTGTCGAAGAGCTTCTGCGTCGACGCCGCGATCAAGGCAGTATTATTTTCGCCAGTCAGTACCTTTGTGTCGCTGAGGTAATCACCAGCGGTGGCATTTTTGGTGTCGAAAATTGCCTTGAGGCTCGCGAAGCCCCGAAGGGCTTGCCTGTTTTTATGGGAGTTGATCTCGCCATCTCAAAAAAGGCGACGGCCGACTACTTTGCGGCGGTTCGAGTTGCTTACGACCGCGCGAAGGACTTGATCTACGTTCTCGGTAGCCTGAAAGGGCGTTTTTCGTTTTACGAGCAACGCGTTCTGACGGCGAAGTTGTGTGATGATTGGAAAGTCGCAAAATGCGCGATTGAGGCGGTTAACTATGAAGCGGCGCTGATTCAAGAACTTCGTCGCAAGCGCCCTGATCTTCCTGTTGTCCGAATTCGCCCTCATGGTGACAAAATCACGCGCGGGCATCGGCTGAGCGCCAGGTTTGAGCGCGGTGGTATTGTTTTTCTGCCCGGCAACAGTGAGTTGATTGCGGCAATTATCGCCTTCCCTAACGCAGAGCATGATGATGAATTTGATGCTCTCGATCATGCGGTCACGCTTGCAACCAGAAAGGGGCGGCGTCGAAATCCGGCTGATATCGTGGGCCTTATGTAGCTTTTTTTGCTCTCTATAGGCGTTGTAGGTTGTTGACTATGCCTGAAGTTGTTGATTTGACTAAAAGCCTTTCCCGCACCGAAAAGCGGAAGGTTCGAACGCTTAAGGCCTTGGTCTTTGAAGCCAAGGATGGGGAGACGCCAGAGAGCGCAACGCGAACGATCAGCGAAGAGGCAATCTTTGCAAGTGTTGCCAACCGCGTTGTCCCTCCGCCTGTCAATGCGTCCGTGCTGTCGCGCATCGTGGAGAACTCCTCGGTTCTCGGCCCTCCGATTGAGGCGATGGAAACGAACATTGAACTCTTCGGGCATCGTTTTGTTCCGCGTGTGCCTGAGAGCGGACTTGATGACGAGTCAAAAGCCGAAATGGCAAGGGAGAAGATCGCGCTCAGCAATGCGTTTGCTTCTCTTTCTGACAATGGCCCGTTTATCGATCTTCGTCGACGCGTTCGCCACGACTACGAGACGAACGGTTATGCCTTTGTTGAGGCAATTCGAGGCGCGTCAGGGAGGCTGATGCGGCTGCGGCACATTCCTGCTCCGCAAGTTCGGCTTTCTCTTGAGGGCGATGATTTTGTTCAGGTTGATGAGCCGACAATCACCATTGGAGATGACGGGGCGCCAACTCTTGAAACGGTCAAGGTTTGGAAGCGTTTTCGCACCTTTGTTCAGGGAAATGCGGTCTTCTCCGGTGGAGCAGCCTCGATAAGGCATCGTTGGTTTAAGCAATTTGGCGATCCAAGGACGCTTGATTCAGAAACCGGAGAGTTTGTTCCCGAGTCGAAGGTAAAGGCGTTTCCGAAGGCTCGCGCAGCCGGCGAGTTGTACTACATCACGAGATACAATCCGTTGAGTCCCTACGGGCTTCCCCGGTGGTGGGGGGCGTATCTTAACGTCCTTGGGATTCGTGAGTCTGAGGAGATCAATTACTCTACATTTTCCAACAATATGATTCCGTCAATGGCGTTTCTTGTATCCAACGGGATGCTCACGCAACAGACGATTGACCGGATTCAAGAACTCATCGATACCCGGATTGCAGGCAAGCAGAATCGAAGCGCGTTCTTGATCATCGAGGCAGAAAGCGCGTTTGAGGGAGAGGACGGAGGACAGGTCAAGCTCGATATCAAGCCGCTTCAGCAGTATCAGCATGGCGACGCCATGTTCCTCGGGTACAGCAAGTGGAATGTTGGGAGCGTGATGCGGAGCTTCCGCTTGTTCCCACTATTCGTTGGCGACACGTCAGGACTCAATCGTTCCATTGCGGAGATTGGTCGGCGGCTTGCCGATGAACAAGTTTTTGCGCCAGAGCGCTCAATCATGGATTGGCACATCAACCGGCTAGTTTTGCTTGAGCGCGGATATCGTTGGCACCGTTTCGAGAGTCGGTCCCCAAATGTCACCGACAATCGAGAACTGATCGCTATGCTTGTTGCCGCAGAGCGAACCGGAGGCATCAACCCTGCTCTTGGTCGCGCGGTGGTCGAGGACGTCTTCCCACAGGCGGGCGAGTTGCCTTCAATCAATCCTGAGAAGCTTGACCCCGAAGTCCCGTACAGTCTTCAGCTTGCAGAGCGGATGAAGAATCTTGCGAATTCTACAGAACCAGGGCAGACGATAGCTCCGTCAATGCCCCCTCAAGATCCCGGCGAGGTTGTTGGTAAGAGTGATGATGGTTATGAGGCTGTCGCGCAAATGCTTCTTGATCTCAACGATTTGACCAAAACCTCGTTGGCTGAATTGCGCGATGTTGATGAACAGTGAAGCAGAAGAATTCCATCCGGGGGAGTGCGGCTCGGGTTGCCAAGGTTTTTGCGTACATCAAAAAAGCCAACCCGGCTCTTGCCGAGATCACAATAATCGAGTTGTCATTGCGCACGGCTTACTTTGACGCGCACAAAAAGGGAGTTGACGCTGCCGTTGGCAAAGTAGTTGATGGAGTTGACGCGGCTCTCAATTCTTACGAACGCGTAACTGAGCCTCCTATCCGAGCCGCTATCCACGCGGCTGTACCCAATTTGTATGCGGCTGGTAAGCAACTTGCTGGAGATCGAGCAGCGGCAAAACACCCTCCGGTGGCTGAACTCGAAAAAGCCAGTGGCGACGAAGAAAGCGAAGAGAACGACGAAATCGCTGCTTTGATTGCTTTGTTTTTTCTCGGTGTCCCGGGGCAGCTCCGTCGTGTCTTTTTGCCGCGACTGAGGAGCGTTGTCGAGACTGCGCCGCCAAAAGAGCGTGCCGAGGTACTTCGCCGAGAACTTGGGCGCGCTCAGGCTGGCTGGAGCGGTCCTGCGCGTCGGCTTTACAACGATACCTCGGCATACATGGCAACAACGACTCGAACGGTTGCCGGGCTTCGTGAACTGCGTCGCCGGGGGGTTCGGGAACTGCGTTGGCGAACGGCGGGTGATGATCGTGTGTGCAGGCGTTGCACGGCGATGGAGTCAGTGAGTATCAGCATCGATGATGCAGCGGGGCTTGTTGCTCGCACGCTTGCGGTCAAATCGTTAAGCAATTTGAAGCGTGCTCGCCCGTGGCTTGGGGAGGTCGACTTTTTTGGTGCTTTTCGGCCGGCTGTATCAAGTGGGAACGCATCAAAGAGTCTTGGTGCTGCTGGGCTGCTCGTGCCACCTCTTCACGCCGCGTGTCGGTGCGTGCTGATGTAGAGATTAATCAGCGTCGCCGACTTGTTGGGCGACAAGCCACACAAAAGCTGCCGTTGAACAAATCAACAGCACTCCGTCCAGCGCGCCAAGCCTGCGGTGGCCTAGCAACTCACTACACGCCATATTTGCCCACAACCACACAGCTACCCATACAGAAAAGCACACAATGCACTTCACGAGGTGCCCAAGCAGAACGATATTGCGCACCGTCAGTCGGAAACGCTTAAAGAGTGTGGACTTCGTTACAATCCAGCTTGCTCCATAGCAGGAGAGCCAGAAGAACAATAGTTCGGTTGCGTTCATGCGGGCTCCCCCCGCGTGGACGGGCAACCGCCGCGACAATGCGCGACAGGGGGGAGCATCCATTTTTGTCGAATGATCATGCTGTATTCTCGTGGCTCTTGTGCGAGCTGGTCAACCAGAGTCTTCACAAAAGGCTCCACTTTGCGGTAGCCTCGCGAGCGTGACTGATTCTGTCGAGAAGCGCTTTTGGACGAGCCCGGGTGGCAAGGCGTCGATTGCCAAGCAACTTGCGAAGTTGCTGCCCTCGCATCGAGTCTATGTCGAGCCGTTCGCAGGAAGCGCCGCTGTGCTCTTCGCTAAGGACGCCGCTGGTGTCGAAGTTCTTAACGACGCTGATCCGAGTATTGCCCGCGCTTACACCATCATCAAAGGGCTTGATGACGCGAGATTGAGAAAGCTCTCGGGCATGGTGTGGTTGGGCTCAAAGAAGACTTTTGACTTGCTTGCCAAAGCTGAGCCGAAGGGCGATCTCGAGTGGCTTCATTGGTTTCTTTACACCCGCAGGTTTAGTTACGGGAAGAAGGGACCGAAATCCGGTTTTGATCCAAGTGCTGAAGGGGCAAGCAGCACTGCTCCAAGTCGTATTGCCAAGAACAAGGATCGGCTCAAGGGCGCGATTATTCTCAACAGAGATTACGCGGGGGTCATTGAGGAATATGATGCGCCAGACGCAGTTCATTTCCTTGATCCGCCTTACGCCGGTCACAACGTCGGCATTGGCGAGACGAAGTTCGACGAAGCTGAATTCCTTGCCGTGCTTAAGAAGATCAAGGGCAAGTTTGTCCTGACGTATGGGATTCGAGGAGAACTTCCTCGGCTGCTCCGTAAAGATGGCAGCTTCACGATCAAAAAGCTGCGGACACGACGCGCCTTTGCCAACATGAAGGGGAGCGATGCTGGTTCTAAGGTTCTTGAGCAACTTCTTGTTCTGAACTTCAACGCTGACGTCAAGAAGGCGATTGATCCTGACATTGAAGTTTTGAAGTCGCTCCCGGGCGAGCACGCGGCTCAACAGTTTGCCCCGACGAAGGGGCGTAAGTTTCACCGTGTTCACCCGAGAGGGTGGCCAGCCGGAATCGATGCGGTCATTGAGACCATTGGAGACAAAAGCAAGATCCAATCTGTGCGAGCGGATAAGCTGAAGTGGTCGGTTGGTGATTTTAAGCGCTGGCTCCGCAAGAATGATTTGGCAACCAAGCATGTCGAAGCCGCTGACGTTTCCAAGGCCATTGAAAATCCGAGCGACGAGAAGCGCACAGATTTGCCGCCTGATGCTTATGCGGCTCCTTTCTACGCCAAAAACGATGGTTCATACGATCCCGAGCGAGGCGGGGAATTCATCCCAAGCAAGTCGAAGCTTCCGCATCATGTCAACACGGTCAAACAATCTGATGACGACGAGAGTGTTGACCTGCCGCGCTTGCGGGCGGCACGACAGCGCTTCGATCAGACCGATTGGTCCATTTTTGGCCCTGCGAGAGAACGCGTAAAAGTTGATGCTCGCGCAGATATTGACGGTCACGCGAGGCGTCTTCTTTCCTCGGTAAGCGCCGGTGTGGAGAAAGCCGTTGCGGCGTCTTGCGCGGATGCCAACGACGCTAGCCTTGTCGCGACTTTGAAAGCACTGCTACTCCACACAAATGCCGCAGAACTCACGGGCGATTCAAATGATGCCGTAGCCAACGCTCTGATTGCTGCGGGCAGCTTGCTTTTTGCCTCGGCCGCTCACACTGTGACCAAGAGAATACAAATTCCGGTTGAGTCGAAGGCCATCGACATTGGCTGCGAAAAAGCCATTCAGCAAGTTTTTGCGGCCGGATGTGTGGCGAAAGCTCTCCTAGAGCGTATTCCTGCCAAGGCGACTGTGGTGCGCAATGCGCTTAACGATGTTGCGGTTTTCTCGAAGGCGCTTGCCGAGAAGGGCGATCCGATTAGTTACGCTGATCTCGTTGGTGAGCAAGTGGGCGAAGAAGCTGCGCCAAGTGTTGAAGTCAGTGTCATCAAGTCGAGTGTTGAGGGAAAATACGCATTAGGCGTCGTTTTGGAACCAAACGACCAAGAGGCAGGGCTTGACCCTGACGCGCAAAACGACATTTATAGTGAGGCAGAAGTTCGCAACGCATTTGAATGGTACACGCGCAACAGCCTTGGCAATGTTGATTTGATGCACGACGGGAGACTCCTTTCGGTCAACCAAGTTCGGGTTCTTGACAACTACACGGCGCCGGTTGGATTCAAGATTGGCAATGAGTCCGTGAAGAAGGGGACGTGGCTTCAAGGAATTGAAGTGCTTGACCCGGAGATTCAGAAGGCCATACGCTCTGGCAAGTTTCGCGCGTACTCTGTCGCTGGTGAGGCTGTGCGGACAAAGGAAAAGGTCAAGGTATGAGCGACGAGCTCGAAGTTCAACGGCTTGAAGACCTGAAGCCGAAGGCAGTCGCCATTGTAGACAAACCGGCTAACAAGAGGGAGTGGCTCGTCGTGAAGAGTGCAGATGGAACCGCAGAAGTCGTTGAGCGCGCCAGCTCTGATGTGAGTAAGATCACTGAAATGGTCCGCAAAGGCGCGGACACTCACAAGGCTCTTCTTGGGGAGTCCGCCGACGCAATGAAGGGCACGATTGATGCTGTTCTTGCGGCGGCCTTGAACGGTGACATGGATGCGCTTGGCAAGGCCAGCGAAGGCTTCTGGACGTTGATGAGCAGTCTTCGCAAGAACGCCAGGATTGTGAGTGCGGCTAACCAGAGCGGCGGTAGCGCTGCCGACAACGCCGCCGACAACGCCGCCGACAACGCCGCCGACAACGCCGCACCCACTGATGGAGATGGCACCGTGAGCAAGATTGAGAAGAGCACCGATTCTGGGCAGGATGAGCAGAAGGACGAAGCCGCGAACAAGAGCCTTGACGCCAACCTTCGCGCCGCGGGGGAGAGGCTGCTCAAGGCGGCTGGCGAACTTCAGAAGAACACCAACGCAGACGTGAGCGCAGACGTGAGTGCCGCCATTGGTTTGCTCAAGAAGTTTTCGGGCGATGGCGTTGAGAAGGCTGCGGAAGGCGTAGTCAAGGCTCAGGCGGATGTTCTTGTGGAGAAGGGCGCTGTTTCGAGGTTGCGCAAGGCGGCGTCAATGGTCCTCAGGCTCAGTGGTGTGGAGAAGTCCGCCGCTTCGACCACGGCAATTGGTGTCGCCGAGGCTGTCGGTGATTTTGCGAAGTCCGCTGCGCGTGAAGACACGGGCGAGCGAAAGATTGATTCTGAACAAATGGCTTCTGTGGTCGATGCTGTTTCCAAGCTGGCCGGCGTGATGAAGTCCGTTGGAGCCAAGACGCTGGCCGAATTGGCCGATGTTGCGGAGCACGAGATCAGCACTGAAGCAACGATTGTCGCGAAGTCGATTGGCCCGTTTGTTTCCAAGCAGCCACAGGGTGCGTCAACCGATATTGAGAAGCGGCTCGAAGCGATTGAACGCAGCACCGCGGTCACCAAGTCTCTCGGAGGGGACAGCGCTGGCAGCGAGAGTGTGCAGAAGAGTGAAGCTGACTGGTCGTTCCTCAAGTAGGAAGGCATCTGACAACTGAGTGGTTCGGGCAAGAGCCCGCACAAGGAGAGGGAAGGTATCATGCGCCCGAACGGAGATTTCGTAGACGTCAAGAAGGCCGCAATCACGTCGGCTGACGCTTTGGCTACCGCAGGGAAGCTCAACCCGCAGCAGGTTCGCGAATTCCGCGACACCGTAATCGACCAGAGCGCGATCAAGGGGCACTGTCGCGTGGTCAAGGTCGAGGGCTCGACCTGGGAATTGTCGAAGATTGGTGTTGGCCAGCGCGCAATGGTTGCCGCGTCCGAGGCGAAGGACCCCGGTGTGCGTCGAGGTGTCAGCACGTCGAAGATCTCGATCACGCCGGCGCGTGTGATGCTGCCTTTCGAGATCGGCGACGAATTCAAGCTTGAGAATGTTGAGGGTGCCCCGGTTGAGAAGCGCATCCTGCGCATGTTCGGTGCGAAGTTCGCCAATGATTCCGAGGAACTCTACATCGAAGGTGACCCCCTTGGTTATGCGCAGACCGAGGCGTTCATGCTCGACGGTGGGGATTCCACGAAGTACGTGAAGGACACGTTCCTTGCCCTTCAGAACGGCTTCCTCAACCTGTCTCGTGGCACGAATGACTCCGACGCGGCTGGTGGGAACGTCGGACTGAGCATTTTCGGTGCTGCTCTGCGCAAGATGCCGATCCGCTTCCGCCGCGATCCGAGCAAGCTGCGCTTTTTCTGTCCTGTGGATCTCGCGCAACTCTTTCAGGAACGCGTCGCGAGTCGTGGCACGGCTCTGGGCGATCAGGCCATGACCACCTCGGCTGGCAAGCTCGCGCCATTCGGCGTGCCGTTGGTGCCGCTGCCGTTGCTGCCGAGCCAGCCGCGCATTGTTGAGCATCTTTCCCTGCCTGATGGTGTTGCCGTTAGCCTGAAGTTCGCACCCGTGTCCAACGTGACCGTGTTGCCGAACAACCTCGCTAGCACGCCGACGACTCCCTACACCGAAGGTGCTGGTAACGATTACACGCTTGATGCCACTGCCGGGACGGTCACCAACAATGCGGGTGGCAACATCGCCAACAACCAGACGGTGAAGGTCAGCTATCTCGCCGGCCCGCAGATGATTTTGACCCACGAGCAGAACTTTGTCATCGGCATCGGTGATGACATCAAGATCGAGAAGGATCGCTCGATCTATCGGCAGGTCGATCAGTACGCCATCTCGGCCAAGGTTGGTGTTGGCATCGAGGACAACGATGCGGTTGTGCTGGTGAAGAACCTCGCCCTCGGTATCTGAGCCGAATTCGCGCAAGACCAACTGAACTAAGGGGGCAGCATGAGCAAGAAGACTGAAAACCAGCGGCTCATTCTTCCTTGCGTTCTTCGTCCTACCGATGTCGACTTTGGGTCTGAAGCGATCCGCCTTCTGCCAAATCAGGCCATTCAGTTGGGGCCGAAGGAATTGGCCGCTCTTGCTGCGGCCGGCGTTGTGTTTGAGGAGCTGACTCCGAAGCCGGTGGTTGTGCCAGCAGGCTTTCCGAAGCCTGCCCCCAAGCTGGCAAAGAAGGCCAGCAAGGCAATCGGTGGTGGGAGCCCGGCGAAGCGCAAGAAGGCCGGGAACCCGTGAGGTGTGCGCGTTAACCTTGTCGATGGCCGCACTGAATTCGGATCGCCTAACAATTACAGGGCGGAGCGTGTTCGCGGTGTTCAACTCGAAGTTGTCGCGCATCAGGTCGCAATCCCAACTCCAAAGCGCTTCAAGGTCACGTCGTGGTCGACAGAAAACCACTTTGGTCCTGATGGCGAGGTCACCGCGGAACGGCTTGATGTTCAAGCGGACAATGTGAGACTGACCGTGGTAGTTTTTAGGTCTGGAGTGGTCCGCGTCGATCTCCGAAAAACAGGAACGCCGCGTGATCTACCCTGGAAAAATGAGGAGAATCCATGAAGCCGCCCACCTCCTACTGGACCACCTTCAAGCGTCGGCTTGATGGTACTGATCTCGGCATTGGTCACGAGCACAGTTTCCATACAGAGTTTGAGAAGCTTGCAGAAAACGCCTTGGCGCGCTTCTCAATGAACACGGGTGTTGTTACGATGGCTGCCGCAGCCGCCAATGCCACGGTTCTTTCATTTACCGTGCCTAAGGGTAAGACCCTGAAGGTGTGGGACCACGGAGGATTGCGCACGCATGCTGATCTGAGCGCCCGCCTGCGCAACACCACTGGTGCGGGGACGACGGTCATCTCCGATCTCATTCCGAGTCTTCAGTCGAGTGCGACCGATATCAACACGCCCATTGCCAAGGTGGACGCCACGGCGGCCGATCAGACGGTCGAGGTCCAGGCTTCGAACGCAAACGCTGCCGGGTTGCCGATCTCACTCTACCTGGCTTGCACTTTGGAGTAGAAGCTCATGCCCGTTGTCCCGAACACGCTGCAACGCGGTCAATCTTCGCGGCATCGGCTGGTGACAGGGGCGCCGGTTGTGGTAGATGCAGCTCCGGGCGGTGGCTTCCCCAATCCAAGATCGTGCCTCAACGCTGACGGTTACGACACAATTCTTCTTGCTGTGCAGATCACCGCACCAGGCGCGAGCACCGTGGATATCCAACCGCTTCTCTACGACCCAGAGAGCGGCGTGTTCTTTAACCACGCGAATACTGGCAATCTTTCGGATGGTGACGTAGCCGAGATCGCCGCCGTCGGGGGGCGTATGTTCATGCGGATTGATGCAGTTGCCGGCAACCCGACTTCTGTTGAGTTTCGCGTTGAAGGTGGCCGGGTGTCCCAACAAGGGGGGTAATCGTGTCACTGATCCTCACGCCGCAAAAACTTGGTGGTTTTGCCAGCGCGATTCATCAAAAGACGTTCACAACCGGGAGCATTGCGTTTTCCTCGACTGAGGATATGAACATTGCCGGCGTCCCCAACAGCTCGATCATTGTTTCCGCAGCGGTTCGGAGAATCGCTGGCAAAAGCACGACTGTTTCGGCTGTTCTGTTTGAAACCGATGCTTTCTCGGCTGACTTCTCTGGGCCGTTTGGCGGAGCATGGGCAACGCATCCATTGCTTGGTGGGGAATTTGGGGGGGTGGATCTCGTCGATATCGCATCTCCAGGCGAAAGCAAGTGGACAGTTGGGCCAAGCGAGTCCGCTGGTTTCGCCTTTAACCCCGTGTTCGCTTATGATCGGGACGGCACTGGTGAGTGGCATTTGAGAGTTTACAACCAAGATTTTGGGAACTCGGGCACGTTCGAATTTAGATTTTCGTATTACGACACAATGCTGGATTTGGCGTGAGCAAGTACGATCTTCGTTGCGTTGCCCCGGTCGGGAGATCAGTCATTCACGCCAGTCGCTTCTCCGCGGATGGCGACAAAGTTGAAATCCTCTGCACGACGGGCTTGCGAACAACGGCACAGTCGGGGGCTTCTCCGCCTGCGACAATGCGTGATGGATGGCGGATTGCACTCGCAACTTCCGACGTGACGTGCGAACGATGCCTTGCTGCATTACGTGGGCGTAGAGCTCGACGCTAACAAGCCGCGTTTGCGCGCTTTTAAGCGCGTCTGGTTTTTGTAGCGTGGGATGATTGCGAGCGCTTCTCACTCGCGTCCTGCGGTTCCCCGTTTTGACAGTGCCGATTGCTCCGCGTTCAAGTCGTGATAAGCTCGCAGCCGTGATCTAGTTCAGAGGAGGCGTTCAGTGGCGACCTTGCGGCTTGGGATGAGCGGGAAACGTGTCGTCGCCCTCCAAAAGATCATTTCTGCCGACATTGGCGAACTCGTCATTGATGGCGATTTTGGCGTCAAGACCGAAGCAACTGTAGAAGAGTTTCAGCGCTTTTATGCGCTTTTGGTCGATGGCGTTGCTGGCCCACGGACGTGGGATCGATTGTGGGAAGTTTCTGAAAAGCTCGGCGTGGCCAACGATGCTTTTGGCCGTGTTGAAATCAAGCGCTTGCGCCTCGCCGCGGCTTCTGATCCGCTTGTGAATGCGCGCGAATCTCTTCCAACGCTTCGCTTGTCACGACCAGCCGCATTTAGCTTTGCCGCAATTGAGGCAGAGCTGACGTCGATGGGCGGTTGTATGTCAACTGCGGGTGGGCTTCGGGGGCTCTCTGCAAGGGTTTCAGCAAACAGATCGAGCTTCAGCCGGCATTATCTTGGCGAGGCGTTTGACCTCGGTGTGCCAACCGGGGCGGGCAATCCAGCAACCGATTCGTTTGTCATTACGAATGATGAAGAGCACCCCCGCTTTTGGCGTGTTTTTGCTCGCGTTTCGAGTGGATCAGCGAGTTTGCATGTTCTTGATGCTCAAACGACGCACCAAGGCGTGGTTCGCGTTGAAGGGCAGTTCGTTGATTTTACAGAACTCGCTAAGCAGCATGGTTTCCACCCAATTCCATGCCGGCGGTCAACATGGGAGTCGATCCTCGCCGGTGACAAAAAGATTTCCAATCCAATGGGCTTGGAGTGGTGGCACTTCCAACGCCTTGAAGAGGCGGCTGGGTTTGAGTCTGGCCAATCAACGTGGGGAGACGCGCTGCTCAGAGTGTGGACATTTGGGCAGCTTCGCAGATCATCGCCATGGAAATATCGCCATGCCACTTTGGGGAAGGATTGGTAGCCAATGACCCTCTTTGAGTTCATCAACTCTTGGCAGGTCGGGCTCACGGCTGTTGCCCTCTTTGCGATTACAAACCAAATCAAGGCCGCGTTTGGTGGAAGACTTGAGAATTCAATTCTCAAGCGTGCGCTTCCATTTATTCCGGTGCTTCTGGGCACGGTTGTTGGGCTGATCCCGGGTTGGCTTCCGGCCAATACGCTTCCGACGCGAATGNTGTGTGGGGCTCTCGTTGGCGCTTGCACGCCCATGATTTACGGCGTGCTAAAAAAGCGCTTGCCCCGAACAAGTTCACCGGATTCTGAGTCGGTGAAGGCTGGCGTTTCGCAAGACTGATCAAATTCTTGCTCCGTGAGTCGCAGCCGGAAAAAGGAGCCCGAAGGAGATGAGTAGTGTCCTGGCAGCTTTTAGGCGGGGCCTTGGCCCTGTTGGTTCAACTCGGCGCGATTCTCGCGATTTTTGTGAGGATGGGTCGTGTACTTCAGAGGCAGGATCATCTCGTGGAGGAAGTTCGAGATATCAAGCTCGAGCACGTCAGGAAAGACGTTTACACAACCGAGCAAGCTTCACTCGAAAGGCGGGTTGCCTGCCTCGAGAAGAAACTTGGCAACGGGGATTGAAGAAATGGTCTCCAGAACGTGTTTTGGTGGTTGACGACGACGATGACTCTTTGAGGATCGCAGTTCGTTGTGTTTGGGCTGCATGGCCACAAGCAGAGATTGCCACGGCCTTTTCGGCCTCTGCTGCAATCGAAACTATCGGCACTCAGGATTTTGACTTCATCCTGACAGACGTCAGAATGCCCCCTCCAGGGAACGGTTTTGACGTGGCTGCGATTGCGCGATCTCGCGGTCTTCCTTGCGTGGCTGTTTCTGCCCACAAACTCACAATTCCAAGCATCGCGACGTTGGAGAAGGACAGACTAACTCCAGAAACGCTTCGCCGCTCTGCCGAGGTTGCGCGAATGGGGTGCCCTTGCGAAGCAGAGTCGTTGACGTTGGCGATGCGATCAAGTCGGTGATAGCCTCAGCATCGTGAATACAATTCTTCAAAACGCAGAGCACAATCTCGATTTGTTGGCGTTCTACGCTCGAGACAGCGGATCAAAACTGATTGATGCTTTCAAGGTTGAGTTCGCCGTTTTTGATGAATCGGCTGGACTCCCGGGTGTTCAAGTTCTTCCTGTTGCCGGAAAGACTGATGTCACCGCTGATGTTGTCGGGCACTTCGCAACAGGTTGTTACGGTGTGGTTGACGGAGCCGCTGCTTGGGCGCCGGTGGGCACGGTTGCTCGCGGACGTGTCGATTGGTTCGTCACGCTTAAAGAAGGAGACCCTTCGCTGCTGGTGCAAAGGTTCTTCGAAGTTCTCCCGACATCGGCTGCGCGGCGCGAGTGCCTCGGGCTAGCACTTGTTCAAGATGTACGCGACGCAGGGGCCGCGGCGGCCAAAACCGATCAACAGATTCACGAGCTTCTTACGCGAACACGCGATCTTTTTCATCGTTATTGTCGTCAACGATTTGTGGCTGTCCGCGAGACGCGCCAGTTCCGGGGGAACGGGACGCGGATGCTTCATCTTGANGAACCGNTGTTTGGGCTCGGTTCAATGGCTGAAGAGTTGACAGCGATCTCCAACACCGCATTGCGCGTTTACGGAGATGGGCTTGAGCGCAACAACCCCAAGCTCGAGATCGTTAACGACGTTGATAGTATTTTTGCCGCAACGTCATCCTTGGTGTTTGCAAGTCGATGGCGTGAGTTTGTGACAGGCGTGTGGGGATATATCGACGAAAACACGCTTGGCCCGCCTGAGGAAATTCGTCAAGCAGCGATTCGGTTTGTCGTGCGGGTGCTTGCAGAGGGGAATGAAGCCGCTGGTGGCGGCGCTGTTGCTGGCGCGCAGCGAATTAAGCGTGAACGCACGGATGGGCACGAAGTTGAATACGTCGTCAACGCTGAATCTTCAACACCGCCAAGTCTTGACGCGTTGCTTCGTGACCGTGCGATCATCGAGAGCCTTCGTATGTTCCGCTCAATGCCGGCGATGACCGTGGCGGGGTAAGCGCGTGCCGCTGCCAAATCTCATTCATCCCATTGATGTCGTTATCGAACCGATCAACCGAGCCAGCTCAACGTATGATCGCCAAGCTCGCGAGCCTGTCAGACGTGTTCGTAGGGTTTCGCCTGCCGTGCCAATTGAGGCGCAGGTGCATTATCGCGATAGCATCGACCCCCAACTTCTTCCAGAAGGCATTGCTGAAAAGGTTGCTGGTTACCTGCTATTTCGCGTGTTTGACTTGTCGGCGGCTGGATATACTCCGCAAATTGGAGACCGCATCACGACAATCGGCTTTAGGTCGACGAGTCTTTTTGGTCTCCAGAATGTTGACCTTGGGCACTACGGCGATCAAAACGGCGCGACACTTGTGCGAGTCTTCTTTGAAGACCGNAGACCGAGTGCTGACAAGCCGACGATGGTGGCATGATGGCGAGCCTTGGTGTCAAACTCACTGGAGATTGGAATCGTCTCCGCGAGATCACCAGTTTTAAAGGGTTCTCGCGTCGTGTGAAGGCCGAAACGAAAAAGGCCATCCGTGACAGTTGCAAGATCGTTGAAGCGGCAGCGAAAAAAGCGATCCGCAGCAATATGCCCCCGCCTCTTTCACCTTTGACGGTCGCCCTTAAGGCCCGCCGAATTACATTACGAGAGACATACACCCTGATCAGATCGATAAGGCGACTGGTTCCAAGTTGGAATTATGGGTTTGTCGATTTTCTCGAATCCGACTACCGCGGACACCGGATCGGATCTGTTGCGAAACTCGCCCGTACACTTAATGATGGGGACACCATTCCTGTCACGCAAAAGATGCGAAATCTCTTTCGGCTTCTTGCGAACGCGGACGCAGGAAGAGTTGATCAATCAGCTCTTCAAGGTCGTGCTCTTGAGTTGTGGGAACGGGCTCGCGATTTTGAATGGAAACCT